GTATTTTTCATAGTTCTTATAAACATCTTTTATGGTTGATAGTGCCTTTGAAATATTTACATTAAACCATTGTGATTCTTTTAATAAAAATTGGTCTGCGGCTGATTCATGTACCTGCTTTAATTCACCTTCTAATAAAACAGCTCCTTGCTTTAAGAAATCCAAATGTCCACTCCAATTGGAAACAATTACAGGCTTACCCGTTAAACTGAACTCCAATAGAGGTCTACCAAACCCTTCACCTTTTGTAAAGTTTAACATTGCTTTTACTTTTGGATGTTCATACAATCCGTTCATTTCAACAGGTGTTAAATCACCATGCAACAAATAAATTGGAACTGATTTATAATCATTACCAAGTACTTCTCTAATTTTTTTAATAGTGGTTTCTCTATCCATTACAGAGAATCCTGCTGAAGATGTTTTAAGAACTAATGCTGGCTTTACTTTTTCGTTTTTAAACGCCATTGCGAATGTTTTAATCATCATTCCCACATTCTTTCTATCTTCACCCAAATCACCTCTTAACCAATGACCTACGAATAGAAATGCGAACTCTTCTTTGATTTGGTCTAATTCCGAAATAATAGCAACCTCATCTGTTCCAAACATTGTTTCATCAAATCCTTCAAATAGAATTTCAACAGGTTTTTGAATTCTATGTTGTGCAATTAATTGTCCTGTTTGTTTATCTTGCTCATTATACATTGTATCTACTAAACTCTTTTTAGAATGTTCAGATGGAACTATAATCAAATCCATTCTATTACATCCATGAATCCAATCTAATGCACAATGTGTAGTTTCAATAGCTGCGGTAATACCAATGTTATAATATCCTAATGGTTGGAATTCATTTGGAACTGTAACTTGAATATAAATGTCTGGCTTTTGTTGAATGCCTGGAATTATATTTTCTATAACCCATTTGTGAAATTCATTATCATAATTAAGAGCATCCATTGGGGTATTCCCCCAACGAGTGCTAATAATTTTAATATCAAATTTATCTAATTTATATAGAGAATGTAATAAATCTCTCGCGTGGTCACCATATCCACTTCTTGTTGCTACTGGTGCCTGAAATACTAATGTTGGTTTCATATTATAACTCTATTAACTTAAATTTTTTCTTTGGTGTCCAATTTTCAAATGCTCCTTCCATGCCATCTACTAATGTTTTACACATCGCTTCTCTGCTCAATAAACCATCCCCTAGCATCCACTTTCTACCTTTCAATGCTGCTGCATCTCTATCTTCTTTTGGAGTTAAATACCATTCCATAATCAATGGTGATATATCTTCAAAATCAACTCTATCATCAAAGATATATGGTGTAGGAACTGAACCCGTTGTTGAACGAACTGGCCAAATCGGCTTAACCCAATCTCCCCAAACTACTGTGTTCTTTTTATGTCTATCATGCAATGAACCAATCTCCACATAATCTTCTGCGGTTAATAGTTTACCAGTTGTAATATCTCTGAATCCACATTGGTCTTGCAATCCACCCGTAACAGTTACGATGATAGGAGTTCCAGCCATTACTGATTCCGCAGTTGCCAATCCAAATCCTTCATTAGATGCCACATTAATTGTTACATCTCCCAAATTATAAAGATAGTTCAATTGCTCTTCTGTATATCTATTCGGTGCAAATACTACATTTGTTTCAGGTGAACAACATTCTGCTATAGTTCTCGGTAAATCAGTACCATGCTCTTCTACTGGTTGGGTATGCATTAACAAACAAACCTTACTCCTATGTTCTGGTGCTAATGCCTCCACAAATTTATCAAATGCAAGAATTACATCAATTGGTTGTTTTCTACGAATGTTTCTATTATTCCAATATAAAACAAAATCGTATTCTTTTTCACCAAAGATTTCCTTTTTAAATTCAGCAGGTACTTCAACTGGCTTATATAAATCTGAATTAATACCATGTGGTACATAACTCACTTGCCAATCGGCAGGTGGTGTCCAATGTTTCTCTCTATTCCATCCCCACACTCTACGGGTAATACCATAAGTTTGCTTTGAAATGCAACCAATCCAATCACAACTTTCGTAGTAATCTCTATTGTATTTAGGGTCTGGTAAATCATCCCAAATGTGATAGAAAAATAAAGGTACTGATTGACGAATTTCATGCTCCATTTCATACAACCAAATCCAATAACGAGGGTCAGTAAAGTGTAGGATTGCGTCAGGTTTTTCAACCATCAATAATTGACGGATAATACCTGCATTACCATAACCATCCGATGGGTAAATTTTTACACTAGCATCAGCAACACCAGTTTGCTCTCTAACACTATCATTTAAATCTAAAATCTTACCTGCTTCTGGATGTTTGATTGCTGCTCCTAATTGTACCCAATCGTACTTATCAACCGTTCCCATAACCAATTGTTTGGAAACATTGGCAATACCACTAGCCATTCGTAGGTCATCTGATAATAATAAAATCTTCTTTTTTGTCATAACTTATTTTTATAAATAATTATTGTTTTTTATATTTTTCCGTCACAAATTCCTCTTTCTTTAAATTCACACCAATCGCATAACTTTGATGGATGCTTTGGATATTTTGAATCTACATTATATTCACCATTTGCATCAAACACACTGTTAACGAATTCAGTAAATCCTTTCCATGATTTGGTCATAGAAGGTTTACCACTTGCAGGTACATGCCTACTAATACGAGGAATATTATATTCAGTGGTTTCCGATACTTTACGTTTTAAAATTATGAATTCCACATCAATTACATCTTCGGATATATTTAGTAATTCTGCGTAAAACTTTTTATATAAAAGTAATTGTGCACTTTTAATAGAGTCTGCTTTTTGGGTTTTAGTCCAGCCTCTAGTTGAGGTTTTGAAATCGGTAATACGATATCTACCTGTCTTTTTACTTCTAACGATGAAATCAATAAACCCCATAAAATTAACATTTTCTGAAATCTTTGTATTGATTACTTGCTCAATTGCAATTAACTCGTCATCTTTTAGTGAGAAAAAATTGTTGAAGTTTTTAGATTTTTGAAAGTAATCTAAAATAAGATACCCATCTTCTAAAAATTCAACTAGTTCCTCTTTGGAACATATTGGGTTCTGTCCTTCGTTTGATTCTTTTAAAAAGGATTCTCGCATTTTTTCTTTGAGAAACTCTTTTGTATTCATATTCTTATCTGCTTGCGATTTAGAAATACGCAAACATCTACTTAAATATTCTTGCAAAGTCTCATGCATCGCGGAACCAAAAACGGTGTGTATATTGGATGATGATTCTCTCAAACCATCTACATACGCAAGTTTGTATTGATATGGACATGCAGACCACATACTGTATTGGGAAAATGAAACTCTTGCCATAGTGTGTTATTTGAATACAATATACACAATTTATTCCGTTTTTCCTAGCATTAAATCTTTAATTTTAATTTGGTTATCATTTTTTTGTCAATGCCATATTTTTCGCACATATATTTTATATTCTCCCTACCTTCTCTGGTTGCATATAAAACTTCAATGTAATCAATCGATTGTCTTTCGGAACAATCGTAATCTTTTTTAATTAAATCAACTAAAAATGATTCATATTTTTCTTCTCCTTTTCCTTTGATATATTTAAGATAATATTTACCTTTAGGTATAATACTGATATACAACTTATACATTTCTTTAGGTTCTAATGTTTGAGTCAAAGGTAATATAGTTGCAATCAATTCTACCCATTCAGGTTTCATCGAAAGGAATCTATTAATCATAAAGTTACTCCATGTCTTAATATCTTCCTCCGATAATTTATCAAAGTAGTTTGGGTCTTGCTCCGATGTAATTGCAGCAATGTGGTCAAATAACTTTTTTCCTGCCATTATTATATTATTGGTGATGGTGTGTCTCTCAATTCCAAAGGTAATAATTCCTGCAATGCTTTTCCACATTGAGTACATAGATACATTTCAATTGGAATGATTGAATCTTGCGCATTACCAGTCATTATTTTACTTAATTTTTTAAATCTATATCCTGGCATAAATGTTTTATTTCCACATTCACACACCATATCTCTCGCATCATTTAAACTGATACCGTTTGGTAATCCTTGTTCCATTATTTTATAATATTTAAAATTTGAATAATTGTACTCATAAACACTATTTCTTTATCTACTACCAATGCATCTTTGGATAATCCTTCTGCGATTGTCAAAATTACATTTGCGGTATTTCCAGCTGCATATTCATCTACTCTATTATACAACATAGAATACATTTCAGAATAATCATTTAAACGATTGTCCGCAACTGCTTGTCTGATATTCATAAACATATTTCGTTTATCATCATTTGCTTTTAACAAATCTACCAATTTAGTTTGAAAGTTAGATTCCACCATAATTTGATGGTCTACTTTCAACTCTCCTTTTGCAGATTGTAATTGGCAAGTATTTAAGATTCTACGAATATCTGGATAGTATGAACTGATAATATCAGCAACATTTTTTAAATCGTATTTGATATTTTCCGTATCTAATATTCTAGTTACCTGAACTGCAACATCCTTCTTTGTAGGAGGTGTAATTGCAAATGTTTGACATCTACTTTTGATTGGGTCAATAATCTTTTCGTGGTAATTACACGTTAGTATAAATCTACAATGTTTAGAGAATGTCTCCATTAAGTTACGCAAGATTGCCTGTGCGTTTGGAGTCAT